TAACCAGCGGGTCAAGCAATTCATTGTGGAGGCGCTCCAGCACGGGGCCGAGCATCAGCATCTTTTCTTCGTGCCTCTCCGCAATCTCTGTGGCCGTCACGTTCGACCGTGTGTCATTTGCCATCATCAAAAACAGGTCAGTATAAAAGCTGGCGTTGATTCTCTCTCGCACGTCCTGCATGTCCATAAGGAGATGATTCAGGTCGAGCCGCGTCTCGAACATTTGTCGGACACCGGAGTTCTGCCCAATAGCGTCGTAGTAAAACACACCTCCGGGTAGCAGGCTGTCCTCCTGCCCCTTCATTTGGCTCGGAACCTGCACCGAAGGATCGGCGCTCTGGGCAATCGCCTTGCCCTTGTCCCTTTGCTGCCGCTGCAACTGCCGAACGTCGCCAAGGCACTCCATTGCTGGGGAATGGCCGTAAACGTCGCCTCCAGACACGTCCCAGCGCGGGCACAGGCCACGGAACGAGCGGAAGCCACTCTCGCGCAGCACCTTCCCTCCGTTGCCATTGGCCTCAACATAGACAGACCTGAATGGCATATTCTTTGCGTTGCTCTTCGTTGTGTCCCTGTCCCGGCGCGGGTCAATGGCATGGATGATGGTTACCCATTTGTCATACGCACCCCTGTCCCACATGCCGCGCACCGTGTCGCTACAGTTCTCAAGTCCGAACTCCTGCACGATGGCCTCAACAGTCTGGTCGAACTCACGGTAGAGAGATGTCGCACGACCCTGAAAATCTGTCGAAATGCAGTATTCACCCGCTGTCAGGGGGTGGAGGTGGATACCGCGCTCGAAATCGTCGGAGAGGATGAGCGCCCCTGTGCCAAAGGCACCAAGCTCTTTGTAACACATGGGCAGGGCGCGGTAGAGGTTGGAGCGGTTGAAAACGTTAAGCATGACCTCGCGCACGTCATTCAGCCATTCCTGCACGGCCTCGCTTTTCATTAACTCTTTGTCCGGGATTGCCAGCCTGAACCAAGGGCGGGCGGGGGACGTTGCCCCGCTCATCATGCCAGCGGCGAGGATTTTCAGGGAGCGCGTCGCGGTGTTGTCAATGATTGCGCTGCTTTTCTTTCGTCCTGTGTTGCGTTCTGACGAGTTAAAACGGCCCATTTCCGGGCAAATATTGTCTCTGATGTCACGCCAGCTTGATTCCCAGCCGGAGCGCTCACTCTTGAGGGCACTCAACCGCTTGCGGATTTTGGATTGGGTATTGTCGTCCATTAGCCCCCCAGAAGCGTTGTCCTGCCGAGCGACAGGCTACCGGGGGCCACGCCGGAGGAGCCGGAGAGAGAGGTTGAGGATTTTACGGCATTTGCCATTGCCATAGCGGGTATATTCGGTGCTTTCTTGTTGGCTTTGTTCATAGCCTGTTCTTGCAGGGATGCCTGACGTGCGGCATCGGAGGATGCCTGCCGAGCCGCCTTTTTTTGCTGTGCCGCAGCAGACTGCCCATGCATGATAGAGGCTCCAGTCCCTACCGCACCAAGAGCGAGAGACACGAGTCCTATAGTTACCGGGTCACCCATGTTTATCCCTCCCACGCGAGCGGCTACTCATATGGGTTATAATCCCTTCTGACCGGATTATGTGTCCCGGATGGCACCCGCGCCTTTGGAGAGACCGGGAAGGCGAATGTGATTGCCAGCGCGTCAGCCTTGTTGGGAGACGGGATTCCGCGCCGCTTGAGCGCGTCCTTGGCCTCAAGTTGAAGTTTTCCGTCCATGGTTGGCACTGCCTCAACCGCCATCAGCTCATCCCGCAGCCCATTGTCATTGGGGATTGCCCCGCCCGCCTTGAGCCAATCTCGGAGGCTCTTCCACATTTCGGCGCGTTTGTTTTTGCATCCGGGGTCAGTTGATCCACCGCCGAACCATACGGCCTGCCAGTTGCGGTTCCACGTCCTCCCGGCGGAGATGATGCCCGTGCCAAACCCCGCGTCAACAAACACCGCGTCTGCCTGTTCGTCATCCTCAAATCGCGCGAGGATGCCCGCCATATGCAGGTCATTGTCATTTTTTGGATAAACACCGAGGATTTTAGATGCCAGCCCCTGCCGGAGCACGATAACAAACGAGTCGTCACCCTCCCACGCTGGATCAACGCCGATGATTTTCGGGGCGAAATTGTATTGGTCAATGCGAAGGTGCTTTCCGAAGGCCGCGTCAACGTCAGCCTCGGAGATAAACTGCTTCGTCCCGGCGCTTGGGAATATGCCACGGACGCGCACCTTCACAAAATCGCTGTCCTCCCCATAGTCGTCAACCCATTTCTGGATTTGCTCTTTGTTCGTCCCCTCTACCGTTCGGCTGTCAATCTGTCGCCCAATCCAGCGGTGCTGATAGCGGCGGAAGCACTCGCGGAAACGGCCTGTATTGCGGGTGGGATTTCCGAACACCAGCCAGATTATTTCTGTATTTTCGTCAGTCAGCGCCCCCTCGACAACCTCCCAGATTTTGTCTGCGATAGCGGAGCCTTCGTCCATGACCACGACGAGCCGCTTCCCTGCGTTGTGAAGCCCTGCGAATGCCTCGGTATTGCTCTCGCTCCATGGGATAAAATCAGCCCGCCACGTCTTTTTGTGGCTGTCAGACTTCGCGGAGACGGACATTGCCGCCACATCCCACCAATGGGCGTTGAGCGCCCGGCGCACCCACGTCCCGACCTCTGGTGAGGTCTTTGTGGTAAGCTGGCTCTCCGTATTTGCCGTCACGATTGCGCGGCAGTCTGGGCAGGTGGAGAGCGCCCAGTTGAGGATAATCCCGATCAGGGCTGATTTTCCGATGCCGTGGCCGGACGCGACAGCGATTTGGATAGGCTGATGCCGCGTCGCTGGGTTTTGCAGCCGTTCCCCAATCGTGTGCAGGGTGTCAGCCTGCCACGCGCGGAGGCCGTCAACCCGCGACAACTCTCCATTTCCCCAGTCAAACGCGAATTGCGCGAACCCAAGTGGATCGTGCTTAAACCGCGCAATATTCTCAATCAGGCGATCTTCAGGGCTTTGTGGGGACACGCTGGAGCGCCCTTTCCAGCTTTTCTGCCAGCTCGCCCTTCAGGTTAACGTCCACCTGTTCGTTAAACAATTTCAGGTGTTTTCCGAGAAGTTCATACCCGCGCAGGGCTGGCGTTGCCTCAAATCGCCATTCCCCAGTAGGAGCGCCGTCAGTGTCCAAAACAGGAACGTAATGCCCGTTGATTTTGAGCGATTTTCTTTCGCCTCGTTAATCTTTTTTTGAATAATAACATTTGATAACAAGCGGCTAGACTGCTCTTGCGCTGTTTTTTCAGAATACCCAGCACGGATGGCGGCCTGAGTCGCGTTCAGGTCAATAATGTATTCGTGACAAAATCGCTCCTGTTTAGCGTTTAGCGGCATTTTTGCACATTCGATTTAGCTTGATTGCATCGAAATCAGAAGTTCCTGATGGCACATCGATGATGATGACCCGGAACTCCGAAGGCTTTGTGGCGCGTCTGGAATAGGATACGATGCTCTTGATCGTGTTGGGGTGAGCCGCGATTCCCCAGTTTCGCATGGCATAGAGGGCGAGTGCCCTGTATCCGACGTTTTTACTCGTGCGCCTAGCGTATATTTCGCGGAGCATCTCGACCTGTTCATCTGAGAGCCGAGCCTTCGGATGGGCCTCGCCTACGCGCCGTCCCTTCTCAGAGTATGGTATATGGAGCCGTTTCCGCATATTTCATCCACGATTGAGTTATGGTGAGTATATTGAGATATGCGTCCCTTGTAAATAGTTGCTAGGCAACGCAACAATATTTCACACTTATCTCTAGACACACCCCACAGAGTAGGGTATATAAGTAATCAGACGAGGCAATGAAGCCCCGCAGAACAGGAGAAAAAACCATGACACGCAACCCGATGGTGAACATCCCAGAGAACAACCTAGGCATTCCGACTGGGCCGCAGGACGTGGTGGCGCTGCTACGGCAGTTTGCCGACAGTCCCGCTGCAATCCGTTTTATCGCTGACATGATGGAGGTGTGACATGGGCAAGAAGCTACTCATTATTGAAGACACCCTCACCTTTTTAATCCTCGCCAGCGCGATAATCGCACTGCTGCACATCTGAAGGGGGGGAGCCATGCAACGCAAGATAATCTCAGGCAAGCCGACAAGCGTCTGGTGCAATTCGTGGACACTGCGCCTTGAGTGCGGCCACGTAGTTACCAGAAAAGCACAGGGTTACGTTGGAAGCAGGGTGAAGTGCCCTCAATGCAGCAAGACAAAGGAGACGACACCATGACAACCGAACGCAAAACGATAGACTGCACCGCTCTTGCTGCGCCAGCCGTGGGAGGTTGGCGCATTGAGCGTGTAAAAGAGGACTGGGCACGGGCCATAGTTGACGACACTGGCGGATGGGTGTGCGAGTGCACCGAAAATGACGCACCCCTTTTGGCCGCCGCGCAGGAGATGCTGGCCGCACTTGAGTCTCTGGCGCACGACACCATCGCCATGTGCAACGTGCCGGAGCATCACGTAGAGGCGATTTTCGCGGCAATCAACAAGGCAAGGGGGATAACGCCATGCCCCGACTAACCCCCGCCGAAATCCGCGCCATCCGCACCGCGCACGGGCTGACGATTGCCGAGTTAGGCCAGCGGTGCGGGGTGAGCCGGAAGGCTGCCGAAAGCTGGACGCTGCCAGAGGCCTCTAGGAGCCACCGTTACCCCTCTCTGGCGGCATCTATGCACTTGGAGAGGTTACGCCTGATGGTAACTAATTAACCTTGGAGGATTGAGACATGAGAGTCAACAAAACCAGACGAAAGCGCACAGTTGTCACAGAGGAAGCCATGGATGAGTGCAGGCGGCTGTGGGAAACTGGGAAATCGTTTGCTGCTATTTCATCCATTACCGGAATCTCGGAGCCAACAATTTCAAAGATTTGCTCTAATGTCAAGATTCTTCACGACAAGCAGACACGTCACCGTATTCCAGCGCCATGGGAAAGCGGGCCGAGGCTAAAATATAAACCACTCACGCCTGAACAGATGGACGTGCTTTATGCCGGGCATAGGTATGAGGACGATCCAGAGGCGGTTGCAGAGTGTCAAACAGTCCGTTGGTGGGGTGGCGGGAGCCTTATGGGCTGACTGTTGTAAAACTGCAACGCGATTAGAAGCGATTTAAGGCACCGTAGAGAGGCGAAAGCCTGTCTTGGTATCATCACAGCCGATAAATGCCTTCAGGCTTCATTCCGGTCTCCTCTGTCTGGCTGTGCGCCATCCTGCGGGAGAGATTGACGGGTGTATGTCCGTCCCGTCTTTCTCCCTCCACCGGAATCCGTCCCAGCGATGTATTACGCCGCACCCGAAAAGCTGCGACGTTTGATTGTCTTTCAGCAGCAGTTCAACAAACGTCCCATTTTTGGGAGCCGTCTCCATCCTGTCCCAGTCCCAGAGGCGAGGCGCGGCCATCAGACTTCCTCCAGCGTGACGATTACCCCTTTGACCGTATCCGCGAACCGGGCCTCGATATGCTCAATCAGCGAGTCGTCAATGATTACCCCGAACTTGACCAGCGCGTCGTTAATCGCCTTGAGGTAGTTGTCCAAGTC